ATCGATGGTTCTACATTGTCTATAAATAACTTGTCATCTATTAACGGACTCTCATCCACTATTAAAAAAGTTGGGTGTTGTCCACGTATAGCTTGTCCTTGATTGGATGCAGCTATAGGGGCTCTACGGAGAACCGTACCACCCTTCATTGTGATATTAGGTTTGTTATGGAAACGGTAATGCTTCACTAAACCTTCTAAAAAGGCATTATCTGCAAAATGCCTGTAACAATAATTAAATATCAAACTTGCTTGGTCTTCACTTGGTGCAAGTACAAAAACCAAGTCTCTGAATCTTTTAAAAAACATATAGACAACTACAGCTACCGAAAGGGCGTAGGATTTGCCTGAGCCACGTGGAGCCAATATAGCAACTTTACGATGTCTTTCAGGGTCTCCATCAGGATATGTTAGAGATTCAACAATAATATCCTCTTGCATGGGTCTAAGTTTCAGTGGCCTACGTTTGTTATCTATCAAATAACATTCACAAAATGCACGAACTAATAAAGTCATCTTCTTTTTATCAGTTCTGCACTTTTCAAAAATCTTTTCTAAGGCGATAGAATCATGAGCTGCAATACCGCTAATCGCTGCGTTTAGTGCTTTCTGCTCGTTCTTTATCATCGTCATCCATCAATCCTTCCAATATTTTACTAAATCCTTCTGTATTCTTTTCCACTATAGTCGGCACTTCTATATTCAACGCCCTGAACTCCGTATGAATATCTTTAACAATTGCATTTCTTTGTTTAAGGAGCTCTGTTCTCTTGTTAACATCCCCCATAGATACAAGAATTTCTTCCCACAAAATGTCTTCAAGAGTGAGATTGCGAGCAAGAAGGCGTACAAGCTCTTTATGACGCTCATATTCTCCTTCTCCTACTCGCTCCCTCAATCGCTCTTCGTATTCCTTGACGTTCATTACTTTTGTTCGTCAAGTGCGGCCTTAACTTTGGATTTGACTAGACCAGCTAGTTCGTCATCCTTTTCGTCCCAAGCTGTTAATAGTACGTTTTTGACTAAACTGTCTTTAACGTGCATTTGAGCTTGTTCATCTAGTTTTTCGTAGACCTTCATTTGAGCTTTAGTTAGATTTTTATCTAGAATCTCCATTAGTTCTGCTTCGTTGTTTTTCAAGTATTTGAATACTAGAGCTTTCACTGCAGGAACTGTGTATGCAATATACCCAGCTGCTGCTAATAGTAAAGCAACCAAAGCCATAAGTAATGGTTCATCCATCAAAGTGTCTAATAAGCCTGACTCTTCTACAGTGTCAATGATAGCAGTAAGGTTACCCTCTGGTTCTGCTGTGTCATTGGCTGCTGTGTTGTTTGATGTTTCGTTTGCCATAGGTTATTCACCTGTATCCTTCTAACTCACGGGAGTATATAAAGGTTTCGTTGCGTGGCCCTAGAGACGCCTATTGCGTATATCTTCTCTGTGGGTTCGTGGTCCGTAGAGCCACAATATAATATAGTCAGTCGGAGTATATAAAGCTTACTGTCTCCAACTTCTTTAAACAATCTGGGCACTCCCATATTGTTTTATCAAAATCTCTGTAAACTTTTACCATATCTCTAGCTAGGTAGAAGTTCTTTTTGTAACATTCTTTGCATTTCATGTTTATAGAGGACGACAAGTATAACAGCGTACTTCGCCATTATACAGGTATCCTATTGTCCTCTTGCCACATCTGAAACATTCCATATCTATGCGTCTATAACTAGGGCATATTGGAACTTATTTCCGACCTTGTGTATCTCTACAAGACGTATAGTCTTACCATCATCTATTGTTTCCAATTTAGTTTCTAGTAATGCTAAACATGCTGCTAGGTCCTCTGCTTGCTCCGTGAAATCGTTTACTGCGTAATTTGCCATTTATTCCTCCTTATTATTTCTTCTTGCCTTTTACGACTGGTGCTGCTTCTATTTTAGATGATTCCATCTTATGCTCTTGTGTTTGAGCGTTTGCTTCTATCATCTGCAATTGTTTTTGAGCTGCATCGTTGTAATCTATAACTGCTTGTGCCTTTACCTTGTAGAAAGCTGTTTTCTCTGCTTGTTCTTGTTTCCATACATCTAAAGCATCTTTGATAATAAGCAGAGCTGGTCCACCTAATATAGCTATCAAAGTTGTATATGCTTCAATGTTCTCAAGAACAGCTGAATTGTTAAGTCCCGTGTGTATAACGAAACCTGCGAACCCAACCCAGAGTAAAACTAATGGTACGGCAATCATAAACATAAATATGTCATTAAAAGTTATTCCTTCACTTGCTGTGTCTTTACTCATTCTCTCAGTCCTCCTTATTTCTTTTTGTTTCTTTTCTGGAATTTGTTTTTTCGGTAACTTTACCTTGGGTAAACGTATACCTGATACCACATTCCATATCTTTGTAACCACTGCTATGATAAATGCTGTAACTGTCACTGCTAAGAGTGTGATTACCAACATTAAAAGTATATTCGTAGCTGTGTCTATCACTCATCTTCACCTTCCTCAAGTTTAATACCATACTCATCACTATACTCCCACTCCTCGTTCCATGTCTGAGGGTAGTTAGTCATGTATGCAAAGTATTCATACTCTTCAGTTCCATTCCAGTCAACATAAATAGAAGCATAGAAGAAGTAAACTCCTTCGTATATGTCTACAAATGTCTCTTCATAGGGTTCTGCGTTAGAATCCAATGAGTGTGTGTCCTCCTCCCAACCTGCTACATTGAAATAAAAATCGTCGTAGGTCATGTTGTCGTACATATAGTACTCGAAGGTTCCATTATCATCGAATGAGGGGAATAGATGTCCAATATCATAATAAATTTTGACAGGGAGAGGGTCTTCAAAGTCGTTACAATTGGTATCCATGTCAATATACAACTCTAAGTTATCCTCTGCTTCTCTGCCAAAGCTTGCTATAGTACTGTTGCCGTCTGTGTAATACAGAACAGCTTCATACTCTAATCCATCCCACACGATAAGTTCTGTGTGATTACAGTGATTTGATTCATTTTCGTAGTCGCAACTTCCGTCATCTTCAGTTGCTCTGTCATTAAAATTATTAGCGTCAATGTCCATGCATCCATAGACAGTTTCATTTGTTTGTGTTTCATTATTTGTACCATTTTGGTTAGGTGGATAACTACATTGGTTGTTAGAATGTGTCGCCTGTGGGTTATAATTCAAAGCATTGGGGTCCATACAACCATAGATAACAGGTGGAGGAAAAGTACAACTACCATTATCAAAATCAGCGTTAGGCTTATAGTTCAAAGCAGTTGGGTCAGTGCATCCACCCCGTAGCATTGGCTCTTCCTCATCACCGAAAATGTTATCTAAAAAATCCAAGTCAGCGCTACCACTACCAAAGAATGCTAAAATCAAAACAGTAAGTATAGAACCAATCTTTTGACCTAGTTTAGTTTCTCCAAGTTTATCACCAGCTTTACCTAGTGTTTCAAAGAGACCTTCTTCATCATCATCTGGCTTACGACCTCGACCACCTAGACCAAGAGCTTCACGCTCTTCATCAGAGATAACGGAGATACCGCCATAATCGTCACGTGACATGGATAGTACTAGTAGACGACGCTAGTATATAAAGCTTTCGCTGAACATACCTATATACCAGCCTAATTGTAGAGTATAAATGCGAACATATGTATATACGTCCATAGTATAGGGCTGGTCTACCCAAAATACGTCATCATTTGCCATATCTTAAGATAAACCAGAAGACTGCAGTCAACAAAACTAGTCCTACAACGGCAGAACCTGCCATCACATCTGTCTGAGTTATCATTTCTTGACCTCTTCCTCTGGTTGTGGTAGATATTTTGCAATATCATCCTCTGATAGTGGCGCTTCTATAGCTTTTGGGTACTTTTTCCTACCTTTGTAGCCACCACCCTTTGGTTTCCACTTAGGAATCTCAGCATCACATGGTCCACCCTTGCTAGAATGGAAACTACACCACTTACAAAGGTTCTGTGGTGTTTGAATCCAGTCTAAATCCTCATCCATTGACTTTTCTTTTATCATATCGTGGATTCCTACGATGATTTCTTTAGCTTCATCTAAGACTCCTTGGTTTACCTTGACATAAAACGTATCATCAAACCTTAAATACGAGACGCCAACGAAATTTGGCATCTCTCCGACTTCTAGAGTGTACAAGAATGCGTAAATAATCAGTTGTACGTAGTAATCGTTTGGTAGGTAAGGCCCATATCTCTTCGAAGTCTTGTAATCAAGTAGGGTTGTACCACCATCAAAGTCGTTACACACAACGTCGACGATACCAATAACGTTATATTTCTGCGATTTTACCCACTTTTCAGCATATTTAGGTGCTACAGAGTTCCAAGCCTGCCATTTATTCTTATATATTTTCCAATCCACCATTTCATTTAGCTTTTTATCTACTGCTGCAACGAAATTTACAAGAATATCGTGTGTTTCTACTCTCATTGCTTCTATTTCTCCAGCTGTATGCACGTCCCAAAGCCATTTATGCTTCTCAATCTTATCTTTCCATCCTATTTCGAACTGTTCGAGTATCCATTCATGGGGCGAACCAGTTTCCCATGCCTTGAAAGTCTTAAATTGTATCTTAAAAAGGTCTTCAAGTATGGCATGAACTAAAGTTCCACGAAATAGATGGATTGTTTTCTGTTCTGGCAACTTAGCGATGTACTTGTAGTAGAACTCTCGTTGACATTTCCTAAAAGTATTTATCTTCGAAGGTGATAAACGCATCGAAGACGGTTCCCACTCCTTAGTTTCGGACATTAATTCACCGCCTGATTCATATCAAGCTTAATATGCTTCTTGATTCTGTCCTTTCGGGCTATCTTGAGTAGGATTAAGTATCCAATCAAGTCGTTAACGGTATCTTCTGTGTCAGAGTTTATACCACTGTTCTTAATTCGCGACATCTTGTCGTCGATTCTAGCACATATCGCTTCTTCGGCGTTTAGTTTACTAAAAATCTGTGCTGGTGTTAGAGCACTATCTCCGTACTTGGCGTTCTTTTCCAGCAACAACTCTTTAATCATGTCGCATTCTTTTGCTATTTTCGTTGAAGTTTTCATATAATCTCTAAAAGACAACTAGCCTATATAAAGGTTTCGCTCTTTTCGGGCTGCATAGTAGCACTATTGGCTCTACTGAAGCTATTTGGCTCTACTAAAGCTCCCCCCCTTGCACAATAGAGCTCATCTTAATGGAGCCCTAGTGATAGTTGCCAGCCATAATACACTGTCGAGCCTTTCCTAGTAGAGCCCTGTAGCCTTTTAGAGATTAGATTAATCTATAGGAGCATACCCTTGGCTACTATCTATACTTAGTTGTCTTAGTATAGATATACTATATAGAGCTACGCGCGTAGGATAGCAAGTTCAAAATTTCACTCGATTTGTGTAAACCCCTACCTGCATCAATGAGAGTATATGCCTAGATTTTTTTAGAGGGGGGGTACCTAAGAGAAACTGTGTGTATGCTGCGGGGTGAC